GACTTAGCTAAAATTAGAAATGAAATAGAAAATATCAAAACTTATTAAAAATTTGGTATTTTAGAATTATTTTCGTATATTACCTATATGAATTTAGGATACGCTTGTATAAACTTATCGTTAGGCAAAAATATTACAACTAACAGAACAATGATTAAAAAAACCTTTACACAAAAGGGTTTAGATTATGTTTCTGATTTAGTTTTACAAAATGTTGCCGATTTAGAACGAATTATTGATTGGAATGAAGAAAGAGGTATTAAATTATACCGAATGAGTAGTGAAATGTTCCCATGGGCTACCGAATACGAATTTACACAACTAAAAGATTGGAAAGCAATATCAACCATACTAAAAAAGTGTGGTGATAAAGCAAAAGAGTATGGACAACGATTGACTTTTCATCCAGGTCCGTTTAATGTATTAACTTCACCAAAAGAATCGGTTGTTTTGAATACAATTAAGGATTTGGAAGTACATGGTCGTATTATGGATGCTATGGGATTATCTAAAACACCTTACAATGCTATTAATATCCATTGTAATGGGGTATATGGGGATAAAAAGAGTGCAATGGGTAGATTTATCACTAATTTCGGAAGACTCTCTAAATCGGTTAAAACACGCCTTACAATTGAGAATGATGACAAGGCCAGTATGTATTCGGTTAAAGATTTAATGTATATTCACAAAAAAACAGGTATTCCTATTGTTTTTGATTATCATCACCACAAATTTAACACAGGTGACCTTTCCGAAGAAGATGCACTTAAGTTAGCATCGCAAAGTTGGCCTGATGGAGTAACACAATTAACACATTATTCTGAATCAAAATCATTGCATGAGAATAATAGTAAATTAAAACCACAAGCACACTCAGATTATATCAATTCTTTACCAAATTCATATGGTGTTGATATTGATATCGAAGTGGAGGCAAAAGCAAAAGATTTAGCAATATTAAACTTTATATAAATGAAAAATTATTTCGATTATTGGTATAAAAGAACCATAAAAGATGGATTAAAAGCAATGAAATTAATAATAGGATTGGGATTATCAGTATCTTTTGGATATTCTGTTAATTTACCAATTGGTATTATGTTTTTTGGATGGGTACTAATTGAATCACTTATAGAAAAAAATTAATTGTGAAAAAAGATGTTTTTGAAATATTTAACGCATGGATTACTTCTTTAAATCCTACGGAAAATCAATTAATATTAGCGCAACATAGAGCTGCAATATGTAAAGATTGTGAACATAAACAACAATTTATTAAAGATTTAAAATTAGCAATTATTTGTAATTTATGTGGGTGTCCAATTCAAAAAAAGATTTTTTCAAACAAAAATAATCCTTGTCCACTTAAAAAATGGGAAGAGGTTGATAAAAAATTTAAAAAATAATTATATGAAAAAATACGCAATGTTTATCGGTAGATGGCAAACTTGGCACGCCGGACACGAATGGTTAATTAGACAACAATTAGATAAAGGAAAAGATGTTTGGGTAGCAATCAGAGATGTACCACAGGATGAAAATAATCCTAAATCAGCTCACCAAGTTATGATGGACTTATGTAAAGAACCTTTTTTTGTTCAAAATGCAAAAAAAATTCTTATAAGTGTAATTCCTGATATTGAATCTGTTAATTATGGCAGAGCAGTTGGGTATGAAGTATTATACCACAATCCACCAAAAGAGATTGAAATGATAAGTGGAACTGCAATTAGACAAAAATATATAGATTCAAATGGTGATATAATTGTTTATAATATAGATGACAATGATAGTACAAAGAAAGAGGCACATAGCTAAAACCATCTCATATCGAATTTTAAGTACCCTGGTTGGGTTTTTAATAATGTGGTGGGTAAGTGGTTCAATTAAAGTAGGAGCGGCATTTGGGGTAGCAGAATTAGTTTATAAGCCTATTCAATATTATCTTCACGAAAGAGTTTGGTATAAATGGATAAAATATGGCCTTAAAGATAAAAGGTAAACACTGTATAGAATGTTTAAGATGGTTTCCATTGTGGATGTATAAAACTGATAGTAGAAAATTCACCTTACCAACTGCTTATAAAAAAGTTAGAAAATGCAGATTATGTGTTCATAACGAAAGTGGGAGGGGTTCAGTAGTCAGATGGAATGGTAAAGATTTTGAAATTGTAACATTAACGTTTAAACAAAGAATTATAGAATTTTTAAATAAATAAGTTATATGAAAGAAGAAACAGCAATTGAATATTGTGAAAGAGTTTATCCTGAAATGATGGATGAATTTAAAAAAGTTCAAAATGAAATGTATGAAACGTTTTGTAAGAAACAAAGGAACTATGGGCCTTCTAATATATCAGTAGGTACGGCACTTAAAACAAATGAAGATATTAAATTATCACTTACAGGTCTTTGGTTCAGAATCAACGATAAGGTACAAAGATTAAAACAATTAGTAGTATTGGGTCAGCCAGATGAAGTTGGTGAATCTGTACAAGACACATATCAAGACCTTTCGGTGTATGGTATAATTGCACAGTTAGTACAAAGAGGAAAGTGGGCAAAATAAAATAAAAATGAAAGTAATTAAAAACGAAAAAATTATCCAATTATTAGAAGATATTGGTGTAGTAATGAGAATCGGAGCATTCTTTATGTTATCAGTTATGGGGCCGAAAACACCCTTTTTAACAATGTGGATAATTAATACAATAGATGCGGTTATTTTAACATGGTGTGCATGGGAAAGAAGTAATCGCTCTTATATATTACTTAACACATTTTGGTTAATTGTGGGTATAGTTGGTATCTATAATAGTTGGTAAAATATTTGGAATTCTTAGAAAATAATTCTATATTTGTATAGTAAGTTTTAGGGTTTTTGATATTTATACGTGAGATTAAATCCGGAATAATCTTAAACTTTAAAACAAATTTTTAAACATTTAAAACTTAAAACAGCATGAACATTAATGCAATTAAGCAACGTCTTAATTCGTTGCAAAACACATCAAAGAAAACGGATTCATTGTGGAAACCAAAACCTGGAAAGTACCAAGTCCGTATCGTACCTTACAAATTCAATAAAGAAAATCCTTTCATTGAATTATTATTTCACTACAACATTAACAACAAAACTTATTTGAGTCCTGCATCTTTTGGCAGACCTGACCCAATTGTTGAGTTTGCAGAAAAACTTAAGAAATTAGGTGATACTGAAAACTGGAAAGCGGGTAAGAAAATGGAGCCAAAGTTAAGAACATTTGCACCTGTTATTGTAAGAGGTCAAGAAAACGAAGGTGTAAAGTTTTGGGGATTTGGTAAGACTGTTTATCAAGAAATCTTAGCTATTATTGCTGATCCTGATTACGGTGATATTACAGATGAAAAAACTGGTAGAGATATTGTTATTGAAATTGTAGAAGAAGCAGGTAAAACATATCCTGAAACTCGTATCAGAGTTAAACCAAATGTTTCTGTGTTGCATGATAATTCACAAGTAGCAGCAAAGTTATTGGAAGAACAAACAAATATTACTGACATTTATTCAGAATTATCTTATCCTGAATTAAAAACAGTATTAGAGAACTGGTTAAATCCAACAGCTGGAACTGAAGATGATGATGAAACTCCTTCAGTTGCACAACAAACTTTAGCACCTCAACCTAAAAAAGTAGAAGAGGAGTTAAATACCGAATTCAATGATTTACCTTGGGAAAAGGAAGAAGAAAAACCGGCACAAGGAAAAGTTGATGTAGCAGCAGCATTTGATGATTTATTTAATTCTTAATTAAAGTTATGGCGAAAATAGATTTAGCACAAGAAATCGCCGAAAGTCTAAATAAAAAGTGGAAAGACCAGAAAGTGGCTTTCTTCTTAGATGATGATTCTGATGGAGCCCCAACCAACGTTCCAGGTTGGGTTTCCACAGGAACAGCAATGTTAGATGTGGCAGTATCAAATAGACCTTATGGGGGTATTCCCGTAGGTAGAATAACCGAAATCACAGGTTTGGAACAGAGTGGTAAATCTTTATTATCAGCACACTTATTAGCAGAAACTCAAAAGCAAGGTGGTATAGCAGTATTGATTGATACTGAAACTGCGGTGAGTAGAGAATTCTTTGATGCAATTGGAGTAGATGTATCTAAACTATTGTATGTAAACGTAGACACAGTAGAAGATATTTTTGAAACAATTGATACAATCATAGAAAAAGTTCGTAAGGGTGATAAAGATAAATTAGTTACAATTGTAGTTGACTCAGTAGCAGCAGCATCAACTAAAAAAGAAATGGATGCTGATTATGAAAAGGATGGGTATGCAACTGATAAAGCAATCATCATTTCAAAAGCAATGAGGAAGATTACAAATGTAATTGGTAGACAAAGAATCGCAGTTATCTTTACAAATCAGCTAAGACAAAAGTTAGGTGTAATGTTTGGTGACCCTTGGACAACGAGTGGTGGTAAAGCATTAGCATTCCACGCATCGGTTCGTATTCGTTTAAAGAATATGGGACAATTAAAAATCGGTGATAGAATTGTTGGTATTAAGGTAAGAGCACAGGTTATTAAAAACCGATTAGGCCCACCATTACGTTCAGCAGATTTTGATATTTTCTTTGAGAGAGGTATTGATAACTATGGTGGTTGGTTAAAGGTAATGAAAGATAATAAGTTGGTGAAGCAAGGTGGAGCATGGTATGAGTATGTAGATACTGATAGTGGTGAAGTAATCAAATTCCAATCTAAAGATTTCATTAACTTAATGGAAACTAAAGATGATGTAAGAGAACAAATTTATAAAAAGATTTGTGAAACTACAATCTTACAATACAAAAAATCAACTATGGATTTAGACGCAGTTACAACAGATGACGGCGGAGAAATTGATACAGATGAAATAGAAACCGAATAAAGGTTATGAACGAAACATACAAAAGGTTACTGAAAGAAGTAGAAAAAGACCATCAGCAATTAGGAAAAGAAAAAGTATTAATAGTTGATGGTCTTAATACTTTTATTAGAAGTTGGACAGTTAATCCTACAATGGATGACAACGGAGATCATATTGGAGGCATAGTGGGATTCTTAAAAGGAATTGGATATGCAATTAGAGAATATGATTGTACCCGTTGTATAGTTGTGTTTGATGGTAAAGGTGGTTCTAAAAGTAGGAAACAACTTTATAGTGGTTACAAAGAGAATAGGGGTAATAATCGCTTTAGAGTAAACAGAGCATATGCAGATTTGATGAATCCTGAAGAAGAAGGTGAATCAATGAAGCGACAAATGATAGGTTTATTTGAGCTTTTAGAATATTTACCAGTAGAGGTAATGTTATATGATGGTATAGAAGCAGATGATGTGATGGGATATATAGCATCTCAGTTATTAAGAGAGGATGAAAATGCGGTATTGATGAGTGCCGATAAAGATTTTCTACAATTAGTAAATGAAAGAGTTAAAGTTTATTCACCAACGAAAAAAAAGTTATACGATACCGATCTTGTTTTGGCAGAGTATGGTATTCATCCTACAAATTTTATGGTCTTTCGCACTCTTGATGGTGATAAGTCCGATAATATTGATGGTATTAGTGGGTGTGGTATTAAAACTATTATTAAGAGATTTCCGGAGGTGGTTAAAGAAGAAGAAGTTACGATAGATAAATTATTTGAACTTTGTGAAGAACGAAAGGATGAAAGTAAAATCTACAAAACAATTTTAGATGGAAAAAAAATAGTTGAAAGAAATTTTCAACTAATGCAATTGTCTGACCCAAATATACCAACTAATAAAAAAATAACAATTAACGATAAATATTTGGTTAAATCAGAAAAATTAGATAAATTAGGATTCATAAAGAAAGCAATGGGAATGAAAGTTATTAACGCATTTGGTGATGTTAATAGTTGGATTCAAACTACATTTGCAAAATTACATAACAAATAAAACATGGAGTTAAAACTATGAAGTGTCTTAAAAGTAAAGAAACAGGAAATATCATCAGAGTTGATGACAAGCAAGCGTATCAAATGGCAGGAAGTAAATGGGAATACGTTTCAAAATCTGAATGGAAAAAAGAAACAAGAGTAAGTAAAGAAGAAAAAGAAGCAAAGAAGAATAAATAATGCAAGCAGTAGATACATTAGAAAAGTTTGGACTATCTTATCAATCCAAAGTAATAGCTGCTTTATTATCTGATTTACCTTTCCTTAACCAGGTATCTGAAATTACAAACAAAGATTATTTTGAAACCGAACAAGATAAATGGATAGTTGAACAAATTCTTTCTTATCAAAATAAAGAATTTAGAGCTCCATCGTTGGATGTTTTCAAAGTAAGATTGACAGGTGTTCCATCAGACTCACAGAAAAAACAAATAGTAGAAAGGTTAAAACAGGTCTATGATGTATTTGGTGCAGATGATATGGATTTTGTTAAAAAAGAATACATTAAGTTTTCTAAATTTCAAAAACTTAAATCTGCAATATTTCAATCAGTAGAACTTATTAAATCAGAAAAGAGTTGGGATGAAATTGGTGTGGTTGTTCAGAACGCATTAAAGGCAGGGTTAGAAAACAATTTAGGACACGATTATTTTAAAGATATCGCAGCTCGTATGGAAGTAACAAAGAGAAATTGTGTTCCTACTGGTTGGAAAGTTATCAATGAATTAATGGATGGTGGATTAGGACCTGGTGAATTGGGAGTTGTAGTAGCACCGAGTGGTGTTGGTAAGACATGGGTATTGTGTAAGTTGGCAGCAGATGCGGTGAAGTTAGGATTTAACGTAATGCATTATACATTAGAACTTTCAGAAATATATGCAGGAACAAGATACGATACCATTCTAACAGGTATTCCTTCTAATGAATTAAAAGAAAGAAAGGAAGAGGTGGTTAGAAAATTAGAAGGGCACAAAGCTGAATTGATGGTTAAATATTACCCACCGAGAGGAGCAAGTGTTAAAACTTTAAAGGCACATATTGATAAGTGCAAAGGTTTTGGATTTAAACCAGATTTAATTATTATTGATTATGCAGATTTGTTAAAGCCAGTTAGTAAAAGAGATGGTTTATATGCGGAGTTAGGTGGAGTATATGAAGAAATAAGAGGATTAAGTGGTGAAATGGGTATTCCAATTTGGACAGCATCACAAACGAATAGAGGTGCAATTGATAACGAAGTAATACAAGCGGATTCAATAGCAGATTCTTACGCAAAAGTAATGACATCAGATTTTATTATGAGTGTAAGTAGAAAAGCTAAAGATAAGTTATCTAATACTGCAAGGTTTCACATTATGAAAAACCGTTTTGGTGCAGATGGTTTAACATTCCCTGCAAAAATGGATACTATGGTTGGGCAGATAGATGTTTACGAAGCTCAATCGGCAGATGGTATCATAGCACAGAAAGAAGCAAACAATGGAAATGCTTTAGAAAAGAAATTATTACACAAAAAATATATGGAAAATATGGGGTAATAAGTATAATACGATGTGGAAAAAAAGTTGTTAAAAAACAGGTTTTTTTTACAAAAAACTTGACTCTATATATGAATATACTCATAATTATAAGTCTATTTTTAACTTTTCCTGAAAAAAGTTTTATTTATTAACTCATTAAATTTACAAAAAATTATGGACATTTCACAAAAAATTTTATCAGACATTACGGTTTATATGAAATACGCAAAATTCAGACCGGAATTAGAAAGAAGAGAAACTTGGGATGAATTAGTAACGCGTAATATGGATATGCATATTAAAAAATATCCAAAATTGGAAGAAGAAATCAGAGAAAATTACAAATTCGTATACGATAAAAAGGTATTACCTTCAATGCGTTCAATGCAATTCGCAGGTAAACCAATTGAAATCAGTCCAAATAGAATTTATAATTGTGCATTCGCACCAGCAGATGATTGGAGAGTATTTGCAGAAATTATGTTTTTGTTATTGGGTGGAACCGGAGTAGGATACTCTGTACAAAAACATCATGTAGAACAATTACCGGAAATTAGAAAACCAAACGCAGATAAGACAAGAAGATTTCTTATTGGTGATTCAATTGAAGGTTGGGCAGATGGTATTTCTGTATTAATGAAAGCGTACTTCTTTGGTGGAAGTAAGCCAGTATTTGATTTCAGAGATATTAGACCAAAAGGTGCAAGATTGATTACATCAGGTGGTAAAGCCCCAGGTCCTCAACCACTTAAAGAATGTTTGATTAAGATTGAGGGTATATTAGATGGAAAAAATGATGGTGATAAATTAGAACCAATTGAAGTGCATGATATTATTTGTCACATAGCTGATGCAGTATTAGCAGGTGGTATTCGTAGAGCAGCACTTATTTCCCTTTTCTCAGCAACCGATGAGAAGATGATTAGTTGTAAGAGTGGAGCATGGTGGGAAACAAATCCACAAAGAGGTAGAGCAAATAACTCAGCAGTATTGATGAGACACAAAATCACAAAAGAATACTTTATGAGTTTGTGGAAAAGAATTGAAGCAAGTGGAGCAGGTGAACCTGGTATTTACTTATCAAACGATAAAGATTGGGGAACTAATCCTTGTTGTGAGATTGCATTAAGACCTTTCCAATTCTGTAATTTATGTGAAGTAAATGTAAGTGATATTGTAGATCAAAATGATTTAGAAGGTAGAGTTAAAGCAGCAGCATTCATTGGAACATTGCAAGCAGGGTATACTGATTTCCATTACTTAAGACCAATTTGGCAAAGAACAACTGAAAAAGATGCTCTTATTGGAGTATCTATGACAGGTATTGGTAGTGGTGCTATCTTAAAGCACGATATGAAAGCAGCAGCTAAAGTTGTAAAAGAAGAAAACAAAAGAGTTGCGGATATAATTGGTATCAACGCTTCGGCAAGATGTACAACTGTGAAGCCTGCAGGAACAACATCATTAACTTTAGGTACATCATCTGGAATCCACGCTTGGCACAATGAGTACTATATTCGTAGAGTTAGAGTGGGTAAGAATGAAAGCATATACACACATTTATACCTAAACCATCCTGAACTTTTAGAAGATGAATACTTCAGACCACATGATACAGCTGTAATTAGTATTCCACAAAAAGCACCAGAAGGTTCAATCTTCCGTACTGAATCACCTATTCAATTGTTAGAAAGAGTAAAGAAAGTACATGGTGAGTGGGTTAAACCTGGTCATAGAAGTGGTAATAATACACACAATGTATCTGCAACGGTTTCAATTAGAGAACATGAATGGTCTGCGGTTGGTGAATGGATGTGGGAAAACAAAGAGTTCTACAATGGACTTTCAGTATTACCTTATGATGGTGGAACTTATATCCAAGCACCATTTGAAGATTGTACAAAAGAAAAATATGAAGAATTATTAAATACTCTGCACGATATTGATTTAAGCAAGGTTATAGAAATAGAAGATAACACAGATTTAAGTGGTGAATTAGCTTGTGCAGGAGGAGCGTGTGAAGTTAAATAAAGATGATAAAGAATTATATTATTTGGAAAATGGTAGAGTGGTTTTCACTCCTAAGTATCACCTACAACGAGGTTATTGCTGTGGGAGTGGCTGCCGCCATTGTCCATATGAACCAAAGTATATAAAGGGTAACACTAAATTGGAAGATGTATGGGAGAAAATCAATCAACAAAACACAAAGAATTGACAGAGAAAATTAGAGAAGAAAAACAAAAACCAAAAGGACCTATTAAATTTCAGTTACAATTAAACGAAGAACAAAAAGTAGCAAAAGAAAAAATACTTAATAACGCAATAACTGTTTTAAGTGGTAAAGCCGGAAGTGGTAAAACACTTTTAGCTTGTCAAATAGCATTGGATCTTTTGTTTAAAAAAGTAATACAAAAAATAGTTATAACAAGACCAACCGTAAGTAAAGAAGAGATTGGATTTTTACCAGGTGATTTAAGAGAAAAAATGGAACCTTGGATGCAACCAATTTACGCAAACTTTTATCAACTTTACAACAAAGAAAAGATTGATGAAATTTTGGAAAGTGGAGTGATAGAAATTGTTCCGGTAGCTTTTATGAGGGGTAGGACGTTTTTAGATTCATTTGTTATTGTAGATGAAGCACAGAATTGTACCACCGATCAAATGGAAATGATTGTGAGTAGATTGGGGTTAAGAAGTAAAATGGTTATATGTGGTGATACACAACAAGTTGATTTAAAAAGTAGAGGGGAAAGTGGGTTTAAATTTTTATTAGCAGTAAGTAGTAGAATAAAAGATATGGCATCTCAAACATTATTAACAAATCATAGACATCCTATTGTAGATGCCTTATTGGATGAATATGAATTATTAAAAGAAAAAACAAATGGTAACGGTAAAAAAATTTAGTGCAGTTTGGTGTGGTCCTTGTAGAGCATTAGTACCAGTAATGCAGGAAATAAAAGAAAGTTATAAATCAAATTCAAATGTAGAGTTTATAGAATATGATGTAGATAACGAAGTTGATGAAGTAACAAAATATGGAGTTACATCAGTTCCAACAATCATTATTGAAAAAAACGGAGAAGTTGTTGATAGATTTACAGGTCTTTCTTCAAAGATAGCTTATGTAAATTCAATAAATGAATCTCTTAAATAATTGGAATTAATAAAATAGTTTTGTAAATTTAAGTTATGTATTTAGATTATTTTGATCAATTTAAAAATATGTCTCCATATCTGTATATCAACGCAGAACAATGGCAGCATATTCAAACTACATTTGAGAAAGCAGATGTACAGGAATCCTTAGCAAAAATTGCTATGGAATATCCACTTCCGTATGCAGATATTACAGAGGAAGATGCACGCAAAGAATACTTAGCACTTAAAGGAATTCGTTGGCAAGAATTAGTTAGAGATGACGAATGGTTTATCCGTAAGGCGGGTGACAGTAGATTTGGTTTGGGATACGATGGTAAGCAATTGTACTTCAGAAGAATAAATAACGGAAACGAAGCTTCTAATTTTTTCCAACAAGCAAATAGATGGAGTGTAGATGGCACAGTTTCACCAGGCCCAAAAAGGACATGGGAAACATATGATTTTATGTACACTTTAATGGGTGCAATGTACACTTTAAAGTTTGACGAAATAGATAAGCCAGCATTGAGAGTTGCACTTTCACTTAGAAAATATATTTGTTCTCAGTTTAAACCAAATGTAGCAAAAGCATTATACGATATGTTTAAAGCAGAAACGGTATTGGATTTTGCTGCTGGTTGGGGTGATAGGTTGTGTGGATTTTATGCGAGTGAATACGGAAAACATTATGTAGGTATTGACCCACGCAAAGAAAATCATCCGATATATAAACAACAGGCAGAATTTTATAGTAGAAACAACGGATTTTTTGAAACCGAAAAGAAAAGTGATTTTGTAATGATGCCTGCTGAAGATTTTGATTATGAAGGGTATGATGAATACTTTGACATTGCATTTACAAGTCCACCATATTTTAGTGTAGAAAGATATTCATATGATGATACACAAAGTTGGGTAAGATATAAAACAATTGATGATTGGAATACATTATTTTTACACAAAGCTTTAGGAAAGATTTGGAAAACGCTAAAAAAAGGTGGAACATTGATTGTAAATATTGCAGATGTGTATGCCTCATCAAAAGGAAGTGATAAAGGGTATAGAGCAATCACTACTCCTATGAACGAATTTCTTGAGAAACAAGAGGGGGCAGAATACTTAGGATGTATTGGTATGGAAATGGCAAAAAGACCAGGTTCTGCAGGTGCAGGAGCAATTATAGAAGGTGATGAAGATAGATATACAGAAGAAGCATTAGAAAAAGCAAGAGAAGCAGCAGATAAAACATTTTGTGAACCAATGTGGGTATGGAGAAAAAATTAAAAGTATTATATACAAACGGTGATTCTGTTAGTTGGGGGTCTGAATTAAAGGATCGTTCTAATAGATTTTCCACATTAATTTCTAACGAATTAAATTTAATAGATTTTAATGTTGCAAGTAGTGGTATTTCAAATGATAGAATTTATAGAACCACTATGAGAGATTTATGTAAATTTGTAAACGGAGAAAAAATTTACAATGAAGAATTGGGATATGTAAAAGTTGATGAAATATTTGTATTAATTTCATTTACTGCACCAACAAGATTTGATTTTTTTGATGGGGATGTTTTTATTAATGAAAGATTGTGGACACATAAAGATAAGTGGGGTATGAAAGATGAACATCATTTAACAGATAGTAAATATGTTATACATCAAACTGAATTAGCACCATCGTTTATAAGATTATTTCACCAAATTATATCATTAAAAACATTTTGTGAATTACATAAAATACCATATCTTTATACAAATGCTTTCTTTGAGTATGATGAAGATGAATTAATGGTTATTAATAGAAATATTAATAGTGAAAAAATTCAAAAACAATTTGATGATCCTAATGATTATTATGGATTGATAGATTTATATAAACAAGTTCCACAAACTTTTAAAGATATTAATCTTACAAAATATTTAAAAGGATTTAAAGATGAATCAATGTTTGAAGAAAGAGGACATCCATCACCAAAAGGACACACAGAAATTAAAAATTTAATTTTAGAATATGTTAAACGAATCAAAGTATAATTTTTATCAGGTAGGTCATGGGGGAGAATTTCCTTCAGAAAAATATGCATCTGAAAAAACTGGAAAAACATTAAACCAAATTTACTTTGGTACTAATGTTGTGTTAGGAAATAATATAGTGCAGTATTTAACTGATAATGGATTTAAATTAGTTAATGAAAAAAGAAATTATACTGATCCAAATTCATTTGCAACAACTGCTGTATATGAAAAGTTTATAAAAGAAACTAATGATTGTATCTTATTTGGAATTTCTAATAGATTAGATGATAGTGGTCTTTACGAGGATGAACTCATTATTTCTAAGACGGGGAAATCAACAAAAAATAGACAATACAAAGGTTGGATTCAAACAACAACGGATGTATCAACTGTATTTAGTTTGTTGCCTAAATTAAATAAATTTATGAAAAAAGATTTAAAAGGTAAAATACATCTTTTAAAATCAACTTCATATGGATTTGAAACAGAAGCATTTGATTTAAAGAAACCTACCATTAAACAATTAGATTTAAATTACGGAAATGGATTTTCTGAAATACATAAAAATATTGTTGATACTATTAATGGTAAGAACAATAATAATGCAAAATTAGTTTTATTACACGGAGATCCTGGTACAGGAAAAACCACATACATAAAATATCTAGCGCATGAGTTAGGAAAGAAAGTTTTATTTTTACCACCTTTTATGGCAGAGAGTATTGTGAATCCTGATTTTGTTCCTTTTTTAATGGAAAACAAAGATTGTGTTTTGATTATTGAAGATGCTGAAAAGGTTATTGGTGATAGACAAAATAGTGGAAGTTCTGTTGGTGTTTCTAATTTATTAAATTTAAGTGATGGTATTTTAGGAGACATATTAAATATAAACATTATTGCTACATTTAATATGAGTAAAGAAAGAATTGATAAAGCATTACTCAGAAAAGGTAGATTAATTGCTGAACATAGATTTGGGCCTCTAAGTATTGATGATACAAATAAATTACTAAAAGAAGTAGGTAAAGAATTTGAATCTGATAAAGAAATGACATTAGCTGAAATTTATAATGTTGATAAAAAGCAAGATAAGAGTGAAGAAGAAAGGCAGCAAATTGGATTTAGAAGGTACTAATATAACTTGTTGATAATCAATGAGTTATAAATAATATCCTTAAAAATTTGGTAAACTTAAATATTTATTGTATATTTGTATTATAGTTCTTTAATATATGGGGATGTCTTGGAATTGATTGCTATGTAAAAGATAGTATCACAAGTAGTGGGAAGGTTCTCAAACCACTTTAATAACGGAATCAAACAATAAATGACGAAATGTCAACAATGACCTTTGATGATTTAGTATCATTCGTAGGTGCTGAAGATTACGCATACCAAATGGCTGCCTAATCTCTCCCGCATACATCGTGGGATTTAAAAAGAATGTAAAAATTAGGATATGTTTTTGGTAATTATCCTTGCGGCTACGCCCAAAAAGTAGAACCATCCATTTTGATAATTTAATGGATTAAAAATTATATATTTGTTAGTTGTGAATAACTAAATAAACTTGTGAGACGTTGGTATTATAGTTTAATAGTAAGACACCGGTTCGAGTCCGGTCATCTCCACAAAACATCGCGTGGTAGTAGCAGCGGTAGCTCGTCAGGCTCATAACCTGAAGGTCGGTGGTTCGATTCCATCCCACGCAACAAATGTTAGGGTTGAAGCCAATAGTAATAAAACCGACTATGTGGAGCCAGACCGAAAGGAAAGGGATAAAGCCGGTTACTCTAACAATTTTTTTTGATGTAAGTCTTTATAGGCAATGAAAGATACTCAAGCAATCAAAAAAAAGTTTATAAATTTTTGTTTTGTAAATAAAAATTTGTATATTTATTAAAACGATAGAATGTGTTTTCACAATTTATCCTAAAGTCAGTTTGCAGTAGAGCTTGAATAGAAAGATAGAAGCAGTTATGACTTAAACTTAACAAAAAAACCTTGGTATCTATTCACATATCGTAGCCGATTTAGCATAGAGTTCAGATGTACGAACTTTTTCAAGCAGTTAACGGCGTAAAATAACAAACTAAAATGCTATATAGATACATCCGGTTTTTTGGAAAGTTTTGGACCAATAAAAAACGCAATCTACACGATATGGTTGCCAGTTAAGTAGTTGATCACTACGGAGAGTAGCTGTTTCCTTTTTTACTCTCAAAAAACTAACCCTTAGCTTATGAAAATTAGGTTAAGGGTTTTTTATTTCGCTTTCTTAGCTCAGTTGGTTAGAGCATCTGACTGTTAATCAGAGGGTCTTTGGTTCAAGTCCAAAAGAAAGCGCTTTAAATGTACTTTTTTCACTTTTTCATAAAAAACGTAAAATTTTTTTGAGGGTAATTTTTTGACTATTAGGAAAATTTTTTGTAATTTAGAATTGTGAATGACGGCCTCGTCGTCTAATGGTTAGGACACCACCCTTTCACGGTGGGGATTTCGGTTCGACTCCGTGCGAGGCTACCTGAACACAGTTGCGTTGTAAAAACGCCACAAAGGTTGATTGGGGAAACAAAACAAGAAATTGTAGCGTGAGGAGGATAAATCCAAAGTAATGCCAATCGTAAAAGTAGATGTCCACGCACCCATCTTCTACTTTCCTGAAATGCCTGAGTAGCTCAGCTGGTAGAGCAACTGATTTGTAATCAGTAGGTC